GACGCTGTTTTGTAGTCATAATCACGTTTTAAGGCAATGCTGAACGGATTCTTGGCGGATAATTTGCTATATAGCTGACTAATATCATGCGCCAGCGTCCCATCCACTGATGGATTCTTTTCCATAGCATCTAAGGCTTTCTTTCCAGCTATATTAACTGCTGTTGACCGGGTAATATCCGTAAAATTAACTTTTTTGTCCAGCGCTGTCTGCTGCGCTGTAGACACAGGCTTGTCCTTATCAGATGTATTATTCACATTCCCCAATCCTACCTCTGATTTGGTATATGACGGCTTAGCTGCCTGCTTTGCCCACGAATATACATCACTCGCAGGCAGCGCAAGCGGTTTATTCTTTAGATCACTATAGATGCCTGTAAATGCTATCTGTTTAAGCTCATTCAATATCCCTGTAACAGTTCCATTTTTGATAACAGAAATATCCGTTGTTCCCAACAGTCTGTACAGATAACGGACATTTTTGAACATGGTAGATATCTTACCGAATAGGGATTTATGTTTTTCATTCTTCTCCATCACTTCTACATCTGTCCATGATTGGGCATCTGCATTATCACCACTTTCAAAGCCTACAGTATTATCTGCACTGTCACCCGTTTTCAGCAGCAGCTTCTCCATCACCTTATCTGCAATCTCATCTAACAACGCCTGTGCTTCCACCTCTGCTTCCTTTTTGCCAAGAACACCGCTGGTATCTGTAACAATCAGCCGCCTGAGTGTTTCATTAACTGCACTGACTAGATTTTCTTTTTTCTGTGTATCCAGCTCATCCACATTTCCCACGTCGGCAGCCATTGCAAATGCACCATCTGGCAGGGTCTCAATCGTAGCATTTGCAGAGTTGGATACTGTCACAATCCAGTCCTGTATGATCCTGACTGGATTTTTCCCTTCACTGGCAGGCATTATCTCGCCTTCTCTTTCCGCCACTACTGCGACAGAATAAAGCACCTCTGTACCCTTACTCCCCTTTTCCTGTGCATACAAACCTATTTCATTGATATGGTAGGCAGTATCAACATTATCATTTGTAAATACTCCTGAAACCAAAATGGATGTCCTGTCAATGCGCTTTAGCGTAGAAAGTCCTGTAGACTGTACTTCATTTTTCAAACCTGTCATTTTCTGCAATTCTTCTATTGCCTTTTCTGACTCCGTATATATTCCGTTCCCTGCAGCCATACGAGTAATCTGTATCATACACTCACCAGCAATTTCCCTGCTCAAAAGTGCTCTCCCGTCATTGGTCATAACGGCATCATTAAATATCTGCGGCATTGTGCCCCTCCTCCCTTACTGGACATGATATATAGGTGCTCCTCACTGTCACGGCAGGTCTTATGGCACTTATCTGCTGCATCGCCTGATGGATATGCCACGACAAATGTGCTGGAATCTGCCTGCCTATGATATCCGTAAAATCCGTAAATCTTATTATTTTATTTCCTGCATGCAATGTGATATTCAGCTCATGATAAAACTCAATCTCACAATCTACATCTGCATATACTTTAATGATCCGTTTGATCCGGTCCGCGTCCACCTTGCCAGAACCAATCTGCGCAGCTTTCAGCAGCCGTCTCCGCTCATCTAGTGTCCTTCCTGAATTATCTAAATAATAAAATGTCTCCATTCTGGACAGCATCTCTTCGGACATGGTGTCTATAAACATATTTGCACACCAGTTTTCAAGTGCCTGCGCCATCTGGTCAATTGTTATTCCCGCAAACCTCAGGTTTGCATCTGCCTCCTTGATACTCTGGTAGTATGATGGTGTCCATTCTTTTAGTTCATCGTAGCCTGACTGTCCAAAATTATTAAAATATGTCTCTCCTTCAATCTGCGGCAATTACAGTCACCCCCTCCAAGACAGGAACATCTGCACTATCCACGGTAATATTTGACTGTACACCGTTCAGCGTAAGATTCTCGTAATCAAGAACCTCTTCAAGTTTGGCAATCATGGCACCAACCAAAGAAATTCTGATGATAATACCCATTCCTTCGTCCGAATCCAATACAAGGGTCTGTAAATAGTCTGTTATTGCTTCTACAGCCGCCTTACGGCACCCTTCCAGCGTTGAACCATCTGTAAGTACTACCGAAAAGGAAACAGCTATATGGAACGCCTGCGCTGAAACAGCAAAAAAATGTGTGCCAAGATTTGCCACACCATTTCCAAAACCATCACCACAGATATATTCGTTCCCTTCTCTGTCAGTAAACTTATAGTTCTGGGTAATGGGATCTATATAGTCCTGTACAGCTTTTACAACCTCCGGTGATGCTGGGAGCCCGTCTGCTGAATAAAGTACTGCCCTGACAGTATTTTCACCTGCAAACAGCGGGTCGATCCTAGCCCTTCCGACTCCATCTACAGATTCACACCACGTCTTGTAATGCTGCCGGTTCCCATTTTCCGCTGGCCCTGCTATTTTCTCCCGCAGCCTTGCCCGCAGGGCATCGTCTGGCTCCTCATCCGCGCCAAGTATATAGATTTCTCCCAGACGCACATATTCCAGATTCTCAATATCATCAACTGGCATAATCCCGATGCCCGCCGAAAGCGTATTGCACTCTGTTCCCTCCGTCTCTGCCTCCAAACGCAGTGTTCCATCTTCGCCCTCAACCGCAATGAAATAATAACTGCTGTCCTCTGCAAAAAACCTGCTCCCTGCTTTGGGTATGGTTCCTGTAAATACTGCATTAAACACTGGCGGTATGGCAGGGTGCCTTGTCATTCCCCACTCTGCTGCTTTGTCATCCAATACATCTGCATAACAGGTGTCCAATGCAAACATATTAAACATCTCGCTTAAATTCGCAAAGAAAAAAGCAGCCCTCAGACAATGCCCTGCTGCCATATCCATATAAACAGATCCTGTTCTGGTGTCCACACCAATTTCATCTCCCAGTGCCCTCGCCTGCGCCAGAAAATATTCCTCGGTAAATTCCTCAAACATTAAAGTTCCACCTCCTCATGTGTTGATCCATACACTGTATCTGCAACAAAGGAGATCCTTATTGCATTTTTTTCATCGTCAGGATATTCATAATTAAAGTCATGCACATTTAATATCCTTGTGTCATTCAGTGCCTTTCTGACTATCCTTGGAATATCTGCCTCAAGATACTCCCTTGAAGCTATTCCCTGCCCTGCAAGCGCCTTTATTCCAGTTCCTACACTGATATCATAGATCAGATACTGGCTGCATTCTGTTTTTAATGTTTTGTAGATATACTGCCGGACAGCTTCCAGTCCGCTTATTTTCCCGGACAGCCTGCCATTCACCCAGTCTATAGCATACGTTGCTGTTTCAGAAACAGATCTATCAGCAAATTTCCGTATATCTTCCAGCGTCAGTCCCATATCCGCTTCAAGAGCCATATCATTTCCCCTTTCCAAGCACAAAGTAGGAATTATCCCCACATTGCATTAAATACGCTGTATTTCCTTTATCCAGTTGTACATGTGCGGGTATTATAAGAGATTCGTTAAAAATAACCGCATCTGCATTCCCTTGAACCCTGAGCTTTACTGGATTGGTATTTGTCACACTGCATGTCAGTATACCACTTCTGGATTCCTGCACGATCTGCCTTATCATGCCGACAAAACTGTCTGCCTTTTCTCCCATGTCATCCCTCCTCTAAATATAGTGCCGCTTCCCCGGCTGCGTCTGATGCCCTGCGGGCAGATGCTTCCGCCTGACTGACAGCAAAATCGGCGCTGGTGGTCACAGCGGATTGTGCAAGATTCATCAGTTCCTTAACCTCTGCCATTGCAGTCCTTGCTTTTTCATATTCAGCCTGTGCTTTTGCCGCCTGCGCCAGAACAGTTTTCGCATAGGATACTGTCTTTGCCGCCTTTTTGGACTTCTTTGCATTTTTAAGCGCTTTCTCAGCTGCATCTGCTGCCTTCTCAGCTTTACTTCCAGCCTTTTTTACTTTGCTTTCAGCAGCTTTCTTTTTCTTCAGCGCAGCAGCCGCCTCTTTTACTGCCTGTTTTGCCGCTTTGGATGCTGACTTTTCTGATTCTTTGTCCGTTTCAGCATCCCCTGCCTCATTGATGCTTTCTAAATCCCCTGCAAAGTTTAATGTCAGCTTCATCGTATGATAACCGCCGTCCCATGTATGTGAATCCGAATCTATATAAAATGTTCTTCCAATACCGATATCCGGGATGCTTATATACACCGCAGCACCGCAATAGACAGAGGATATGCCAAGTGCTGTAACATTCAGGCTTTCATATGGCCTTTTCATTTCTTCCAGCATTGTGACCACCATAGTCTTTAACCTGCTTTTTGCCAGCGCATCATCTGGTGTCTGGACCTCCTGCATCATGCCTATTTTTTCCTCCAAACCGGCATCCGCCCACTGTACAATAGTCTTTCCCTCTTTTGATACCAGTCTGAGCCGGGTGCGTGTTTTTGAAATATCTTTGGTATAACTATACTGTGTCAGATTCCCATAGCTGCTTCCTTCTGCACCCGTTTCAAGGACAAGCTTCGTGATCTGCTCCCTGCGTCTTATCAGATGCAGCTGCCCCCTCTTGGATATTATATAAAAGCGCTCGCCCGTCCCCCTATATGTCTGGGAGAGCGCATTACACAACGCATCATAGACAGTTGTATTGACTTCCGTTAAAACAGGGATTTTATATTTTACTGCCGCAGTTTCACCACGGCTTATACCATATTTTTTACACACATCAAGAAAAATCTCTGTCAGTGTCTTATTCCTGTACGAAAAACTGCCGCGGTTGTTAGAAAGATAAATAGCACTGTCATAGGCTGTCACTGCCAGCGTATGATCCTGTGTTTGTACCTGCTTCATGATAATGCCCCGAAACAGTTCTGTCCCATCCTCAATAAATATCAAATGATTTCCTTCGTAGACGTCGATGCCAGCCCGGTTCCCGCCTCCAATGGCAGGATCATCCAGCAGGGTAAGCTGTAGTGACCTTGCAGGGCTGTTTTTCCGTCCTGACCATGTTACCTTCTGGACAATGTCCGATATGTCATAACCTGTTTTCTCCTTTACCATGATAAATTGCAGCGCCATGATACATCACCCCTTTGGACGCGGCATATAAAGAACCCATTTCTTCTTTAATTTCGTATTTACACCCTTCTTTAACCGTGCAGTATTCAGCTTGTAAATCTCATATGCCATAGAGATATCACCATAAAAATATTTGGCAATGCTTTGCAGCGTATCCTTTTTCTGCACCATATATGTATCTGGAACTGGTGGAAGCTTGTGGACATCAATGTCTATCCTTCTTACCAGCATACCGGAAACCACGGCACAGCTGCCTGTCCCGTCAACTCCGCTGGCTGTCCCATATTGTTTCATGGAGAGCGAGTACTGTATCTTCCCTACATCTCCGCCCTCCTCCTCCGTTGTATATGTAGAAATGGTGAAATATGCGTTAATATTGGTATTGGTAATAAGCAGGTGTATGGGTGTGCTTCCATTTTTCCACTTTCGGAGTATTGTGTCATACTCATTGGGCATCTTCATGTCACTTTCATTATCCAGTTCAAGTCCCGGTTCAACAACAGGGGAAAAATAACTGCTGAATGTAAGCGTCATGGGCGATCTGCCTGTTTTGACAGTCACCGATCCCGCCCCCGCGATATTCACAGTTTTTTCGTTTGTCCCCTCCGAAACCTTAAAGTTTTCCGGGTTGTAAGGAATCTGGAACCCCTCTTTCATGGAACCATCCTCATTATCAATGGACATCCAGATCTGATTATGGCTAGAACTCATATGTCACCATCCCTTCCTCATATATCTCCCTGTATGCAATATTCAACAGTGCCGCCTCCAGCTCATCCCGCATAAGCGCTATGACTTCCTTTCTGCTCATCCCCGGACCCACACCGACTGAGCCTTTCCCGTTGATTGTGATTGTCATATTTTTGTTTTCGGTATTGGAAGAATTTTTTTCATGAATAACCGTGTTAATGATTTCCTGCGGCACCATACTGATACCGGAGGCTGATTCCCTGTTCGCCATAACGGCTGACAGAATCTTTGCTGTCTCAGAAGCCGGGAATACCTCAGACCCTCTTCTTCCAACAATGAGCTCAGGACCTTCTTCTCCAGCGATGTACACATCTTCGCCATACGTCGTGCCCGCTGCATTTCCTTTTACGGGAATGCCTCCCAGCACAGGAATATTTGCCACTGGGGCAAATGCCGCCATTGCTGCATCTGACAGTTCTGCATATTTCCCAATGACCTTATCCCGCATTGAATCCACACCATCTATAATGCCCTTACATGTTTTTTCTGCACTCTTATGAGCTTCATCGTACTGCTCCATATCACTGACTGCCTTTTCCATATCTGTTACCATGTCGTCAAGCTTGCTTCCGTAATATGTTTCCAGTTCTGCCATCAGCGTCGAAAAAGTTTTCTTGCCTTCTTCAACTTTTGCGAAACTGGCATTGAGTTCATCAATCTTGTCTGACCCGTTTTTTACAATCTCTTTTAGAATCGCTGCACTCTCTGACGAACCGTCTGACAGTTTATCCAGTATGCCTTCATCAACTCCGAGCTCCATCGCCTGATACATATATGAGCCGTATGCCGCCATGTAATCTGCCTGTTTGTCCAAGCTTTCCAGCATTTCGTCAATGCTTTTTGACTGCCCGACTTTCACATCATTAAAAAGTCCAAGCTGCCCTGAAATGCTGTTATATGCGGACTCGTAGTTGCTGTCATATGCTTCGGATAGCCCGTTCATCTTCTCCACTACAAAATCCATAGCATCTGATGTTTCCTGTGAGTACTGCCCGTATTTCTCTATCACAAGACCCATGTATTCATCTGTTACTGTGCCGATTTCCATGATCTTTCCTTGGTACCGCTCAATGGATGTCTGAGCAATTCCTTCATAAGCACCAAACACGCCTGTCTGCCCCTCTTCGACACCTTCGATCACGCCCTCCATGGTATACTTTGCGGATTCTTTGAATTTCCTTGACGGACTCCTAATCACCCACTCATCATTGACTGCATCATGCGCTTTTTTCGCCATCTGCCTGTACGTCTTTTCCACCGCAGGATGTACCGTTGACTGCATCTCGTCAATAATTCCTTTACCAGTATACATAGCACTCTGCCGCGCTGCTTTATAGCTGCTTAGCCTTATTCCTGCAAGCGCAGATTCCACAGCAGCCGAAAGACCTGCGGCCGCATCCACAGCACTTGATTTCATGCTCTCGATAGAAGCAATATACGCCAGTATTGTTTCATGGGCGGCATCTGCGGCGGCGTCAGAAAGATTCAAACCTTCAACACCGGCTTCCATGGACGCCTTTAACTCTTCCATCTTAGCATTCAGGCTTGTGTTCACAGACACCATGGCATCTTCCAATGTAAGTTTTGCATCCTGAACGCTGCTGAAAGAATCATTCATTTCTTTAATATATCCCTTTGCAGCGTCCGTTGAGGTACCCAAAGATTCTACTTTGGTTATAATCGAATCTAAAGCAGCTGCGCTTTCCTGAGAGCCGTCTGCAAGATTCTCAACAAGGCTTGCATCAACGCCGTATTCCTTTGCCTTTTCAATATTGGCAGCGTATTCTAACAGATATTCTTCCTGAGACTTCCATGCCTCAATCATGGACTGGGTTGACATCTTGGATTTCTGTTCAATTTTTTCAAACATCCCAAAAGAGCTGTCAACCGCCGATGCCGCAGCATTATACGCATCCTGATACGCCTCTGCGAGCTCCTGCGCCTGTTCCTGTACATTGGTAAATACACCTTCCATCGCCACGCGGAGACCTTCCGTAGTGTTGATTAGATTATCCGATGCATTTCCTACCCCATCAATTCCGGCAGCTGCCAGAGATGATACTGCACCAAGCGTATCCATTTCCATCTGTAATGCGTTCATTTTTTCAGTCAGTTCATCTATATGTGCCTGTGCTGTCTGTACTGCTTCTCCTGCCTGCTCTGCACGGTTGAATGCCTCCTCATAATCAGTACCTGTAGATATATTACCCCAGTCATTATTCATGGCTTCTTCACTTAGCCGGTTGTACTCACTTTGTGCATCAGTCAGGTTTTGTTTGGCTTCAGTCAGATCTCTCTCGAGAGCCGCCTGTTTCTCCAGATACTCCGTGTACTGGTTCGAATCCAATTCCAGCCTTCGTTCCTCATTTTTCTGCTCACAGTATTTTTTCAGATATTCTGTTGATTTTCCGACTTTTCTTGTCACCTCATCATAGGATAAACCCAGCTCTGGATAGATTGCATTTAACTCCGCAATCACCTGTTTCTCATACTGCTGCTGGAAGGCTGTCAATTCACTCTGTGATTGCAGCTTTTCCAGTTCTGTTACCAGAGACCTTGCATAGAAAGACTGATCTTCCAGTTCCACTGATGATTTATCATATGCTGCAATGCTTTCATCCACAGCATCAATGGTCTGTCTGATCTGTGATTCAAAGTCCTCGACGGTCTTTCTGGTCTCATCATACTCAGCCTGTAATTCGTCGAGATATGCCTTTGCTTCAAGCGTTTTTTCATTGTTTGTCCCATACTCTTCTTTGAGAGACTCAACTACCTGCGTCTGCCGTTCTATTTCATTGGAGAGTTTTAGTGAAGTACCCGTCAGCCGTTCTTCGGCTTCTTCTGCTTCCTGTAGGCTGCTCACAAATACCGCTACTCCTGCGACAACTGCTGCCAGTGCAGTAGCAACTAAGAATATTGGATTTACACTCATAGCCGCAGTAAAAGCCATTGTTGCTTTTTCTGCAATTAATGCCACGGCTGCATGTGTTCCCATCGCTACTGTAAAAATTCCCAACGCTAAAGCCATTCCTTCAATAGCACTTACTACAGCAGGATGCTCATCAATAAAACCTGAAAGCATATTGATGATTTCCGTTCCTTTTTCCATAAGTCCGTCAAGGCTCGGCTGCGCATTCCCGATGGATATCTTTAAATTCTCCAGGGAATTTTGCCATTTCTGATCTATAAACTCACTGGTATCACTCATTTTCTCAAATGCCGTCTGTGCTGCACCCGCGCTGTTGTTCATCTGGTTTATCGCCTTGTCTACCTTCTGAGCATTGCCCCACAGAACATTTGCAGCCTTTCCGGCTTCTGCACTGCCAAACATGTTCGAAATGCTTGTACCACTTTCCCGAGCTCTTTCGTCCAATACTGCCAGCACATCTGTCAGGCTCATTCCGCTCTCCATAGCCTCTGCCATTGTCAAGCCGCCCGCTTTGATATGTTCTGTACCTTCTTTCAGGGCATTTGCCGCAGATGTGCCATTTTTGCCAAGCTCATTTAACATGCTGTTCATATAGGTGGTCGTTTCGGCTGTCGCGATACCGTTTGCAGTCATAACAGCATAAGAACCACACAGAACATCCAGCTGTACGCCGAGAGAATTTGCCGTCGGAATAATCTTGCCCATGCTGGACGCAAGCTCATCAACACTGGTCTTACCTAAATTCTGTGTCTGAATCATCATATCAGCAATATTCTGTGTCTCGCTTGCTTCCAGTCCATACGCATTCAGCGCTGTGGTCAATATATCTACTGCCGTTGAGGTCTGTGTAAATCCCCCGACTGCAAGACTGTTCGCCTGTGCTACAAATGATACTGCATCTGCTGTATCTACAGATGCAGATATCGCACTGTATGTTGATTCCGCAAGGTCTGACACCGCCACACCAGTATTCTTGGACAAGGTCTGGATTTCCTGCTGGATGCTGTCAAGGCTCAATACCTCTGTATCGGCAATGGTATCTACCTTTGCCATGGCAGATTCAAACTTGTCAGCGGCTTCATCACATTCAATATATGCGTCCTTAATTTCATTCAGTGCTACAGCTACGCCCGCGGCGACAAGTGCATCTCCGAAATCCATTACTGATTGTGTTGTCTCATCAGTTTGTCGTTGATATTCATGGTTTCTTTCTGTGTTCTCCTGTGTCTGGTCCCCATTTCGGCGCAGCCGTTCCTCATTTTCACGCAATACATCATTATTCTCTTCCAGCGTCCGTGTTATATCCTCTGCCGTTTCTGCATGTTCTTCCATCGCCTCTGTCACCACATTAACAGCTTCGGTTTGCTGGTCCATCGCCTGCACCGATATATCAATAGCATCTGCATGTTCTTCCAGTGCCTGCGCTACATTGTCTGATGCCTCTGCCTGCTCTTCCAATACCTCAATCACAGAGTTAGCAGACTCCGCCTGCTCCTCCAGTGCCTGTGTCACTGTCTCTGCCGAAGCGGCATGTTCCTCCAACGCCTGCGCCGCCCTGCCTGCCGCTTCTGTTTGTTCTTCTAAAACCTGCGCCGCCCTGCTTCCATGTTCTGCATAGTCCGAAGCTGTGGAAGCTGCCGTCCGCATGGATTCACTCATTCTGTCTGCTGTGGAAGTGGCACGTCCAAACGCTTCATCCATCTTGCTGCACAAATCTGAAACTTTGTTCAAAACCCTGTCCGCATTATTGGCAATGGCGTCGAGTTTCTGGCTTATCTGATCCGCCATCTTCAATGTAACGGACACACTTCTTGCCATTATACTACACCTCCCTGCTATTTGGTTTTAGCCCTCTTTTGAAACTCTTCTACCACTACAGCTTCGGACGCGATATATAAGCTTCTCAGCTCTGAGGGCATATTGTAAAATTCTTCCATCCGAAGCCCATGCTTCTGCCATAAAACATGGGCCCATGAAGCCAATCCATCAGAGCGTATCAGTTTTTTGCTTCCTGTACCTCAGACTCGCTATCTTCGTTCTCCTCTTCAAGAATCCCAAGCGCTGAAAGTACGATATTGGCAACTTGGTCATACTCCTTTGGATTCGGAAATACTTTCAGCGGCATCTCAGAAAAATCATAACAGTCAAAAAACTCCATAAGCTCTTTATTATGCAGGTCCGGATAAACCAATGCTTCCACCATAATGCGCCTGAGAGCGCGGTTACTGTCTGTATTGATATCAAATACTGCCTGTCCCCTGTTAAAGACTGGTTTGCCCTTTTTATCGCACAGCATTGTTCTTGTCCGATACTTGTCATAGATGTCGTCAATTTCCTTTTTGGTAAGCATCTTAATCTTAAATGGTACCACCTGTCCGTTTTCATCTTTGATGGATTCAATGCCCGGAACCTCGACGATCTCCTGTTTCTTTGCTGTTTCCCTCATAAAATAAGCTAATGTTCTCTCTGCCATAGTATAAACCTCCTAATAGTTAAAAAGAGAGCAGATCACCGGCTCTGATGAAACTGCTCCCTAATGTTGTTATGTTTTCTTTACTGTATGATCAGCTAAATTTCAAGTCCTTACAGTTAAATGTAATCGAATCCTGTACAAAATCCGAATTGACATCATGTGACAGAACCGTAATATCCCCTGTTGGAACACATCCGGTCACAGTCACCGTCTGGCCGCCATAATCCTTGTAGTAATCAGACTGCTCATCTGTACATACTCCCTGAAATGTAAAGTTGGGTGTGACTTTGTTCTCAAGATAATTCTTGATCGCCCGCTTAATCCAGTCTGTCGAACGGTATTCTGAAAGTGTCACCTTAATTGTGTGCCCTTTCCAGCGAGTATCTTCTCCGGTATGCCCAAGCGTTTTCGTAGAGCTTGTTACAGGAGAAAATACAATACTGAATGACACTGTATCCAAGCATTCCTCTCCATCGAGGAAAGCTCTTCCCTGACTACAGTCAATATGGTTTCTAAGATCTGCTGTATCTGACATTCTTTACCCCTCCTTAACACTAATCCGTAATGACCGTAAAATACATCTTCTCGGCTGCATCCACGGCATGTATCTTCGCATCAAAATATACACTGTCACCGCTACTCCTGCCCCTGTCAACCTTCATATCGTTTGAAAGATCTACATCTTTGATCGCGCCTTCATCATAAAAGTATTGAAGAATCGTCTGGCATAAGCCATCCATCAGATCCCATCCCAGCGATGAGTTTGGGAACTTGTTTGGAGGAAATGTCTCACGGATCGTATCTGATACAGCATCATACACACGTATCACTTTGTTCTTCCTGAACGATTCTGAACGGGTCTCTGTAAACGTGTGGAGAGAATTGATATCATACTCCACAATCACAGTGTCCCCCTGCTGTGTAAAAAAGAACTCCCCTTTCTGGATTGCTGCCTCTGCCTGCTCGTTTGTCTTTTTGCCGACCACTGTATCTGCATCCGGAACCAGCCGGTATGTATTGGAAACCAGTTCCGTCGCGGATGCCGTGACTGCTGCCACATAAGCCGTTGCCTGTGCATTAGTAAGCTGCATTCCGTCTGCAAGCGCATAACTATTTGTAACATTGATGACTCCCTCATAATCCGCATCCGGATAATCCGCAACAACAACCTGTACGCTCTTCCCGCAGTTGTCACGCAGGTATCTGGCTTTTGACAGGGCTACAGCTTTCAGCTCATTGTCTATAAATGGAAATGCAACCGCACTGATATCCTCATCCTCAATGGCATCAAGCATATCCGTAATGTCAGATTTTATAATCTCCGACGCCGTCCCGCCTGAAAGGGACAGGCTGGCAAATTCTGAAAGCTCTCCCTCACCAGAGAATTTGACGTATCCACTATCAATCCCTGCTGCCCCGGCAATATCCATAATCCCTGTAAATTCTTCCACTGTAGATGTGCCAAGAATAACTGCGATATCATATCCACTTTCTGGATTTGCCGTACAGGTTACTTTGATGTCATTTCCCCTGCTGCCTGCGTATACAGCTGTGACTGTCAGATCCTCCTTAACGGCTTTTGCCGCCACTCCTTTATTCAGGTTGTAAACCATGACTGTCCCTGCGCCTTTGAATGCCTCCTTCAGAAGCAGTATATTATCTACACTGTTTCCAAGAACCGCATCGGCTGATGAGATGTCTGACACCTCAATCTTAATCAGTTTTGCATGTGGTCCCCAGTCATTCACCAGCGGTATCAGTACGTTTCCCCTTGCGCCATAACTGACCGCCGCTTTTTTTGATGAATCCACGTTGACGTAGGTTCCGGGTCTTATCCGCCCCTTTACTTTGTCAAATCTCCCACTGTTCATTAATGTGCCACCCCCTTTTTCCACTTTTCGATCATTCCCTTTGCAGCATTGACCGTAAGCGGTCCTGTCTGTCCGGTCATAGCACCGTCAAAAGTTGATGTTGTCACTCCAAACAATTTCATGCTGTTCTTCCGCAGTGCTGAGAGTGTGAATACCCGCTCTTTTGGAGCAGCTTCTGCCTTTACTGCTGTTTTTGCCTCACTCATGCTGTTTTACCTCCTTTTAATCGTAATGTTTATTTTAATCATAATATTTATTGATACCGACTGAACTTGCAGCCGGAAGTTCCACTGATGTAATAGACTTGACCAGCCTGTACGTCAATGTCACTTGTGCCATTCCCTCATCCACGATCCATGATGCAGGCGGGTCCAGTTTTATAATCATTCCACTGTCTGTCCCATCTTCATTAAAAACAGGCAGCCTGCATTGTCTGTCCATAATCCCCTTGACAATTTTCCCTGCCAGCTCTCCGGCTTCCCTTCTGGTCAGCGCAAAGACCTTGGCATAAATCGAATACTTTAACTGGTAGCTGTTTAGCGCTGAACCAGATGGTGCCTGTTCTGCCGGCGGGAAATACAGGGATGGAATGGCAAAATCCTCTGGGACATTATCCTCATAAAAAACGGATATGCCTCCTAATTCAAGACATATCCGCGCAAGGCTTGACTCATATTGATCCATTATCTCCCTTCCTAATCTGAAAAATTGCTTAAAAACCAGTCTCCGAGTTTTCTTTCCACAAGCTGGGGAAACATAGATTCCATGATATTGACAGCATGTTCTATATAATGTCTGCCATTAATATATTTCTGTTTCAATACCATGCCCGTTTTAGCTCCCCTCTGGTATACAAATCTTCCATTAGAAGTCCAATATCCCGGAACAAATCTTGTTTCGACTCCTTGCGGATTCAGCCAGTGTCCATCATTCACATATGCCGCATACTCCACATTAGTCCCTATTTCCAGTACCAGTTCTCCGGAATCCAGCCTGTAAATATTGTCTGCATCACCTTTATGAAAACTTCTTAACAGCAAACGTGTGTCCACTACATCTAAGCGTATGATTTCATCCTCTATAATCCTGAGCATATCAACACCCACGGCATCAAGAAATATAACCATATCCTCCTTAAACTTTGCACTGGCATGACGCAGATCGTTAACAAAGCCTTCCAGCTCAGATAAATCAGCCTGCACATACTCTCCGCTCATATGGCTTTCGGATGTACCCTGTGAACCATCACTGAAATATGATGGTCACGTATGTTTCTGGGCACTTCCGCCTCATATTCACAGCCTGTTGCACAGTCCACAATCCTGTCATTAATTCGAATATCTGTACCAATGGGAAGCGTAAGTTTCTGGCTGGCTTCCAGATCTCTCTGCGGTTCCTTTTGTATAATGGTCACATTACCACTCTTCACACTAAAATGACATGGCTGTTCTTTTATATCTGGCAGTGATGAATATTTATATTCCTGATTGTCTGGCAGACCATACCCCCTTTTCTGCACAGTGCCTGTAAGGTGGTATATATCGCATTTATGATCAAAAAAATCCTCTATTGCCATGCTTGACCTCCTACAATCTCCTTAGTTTCATGATCACTTTTCCCTTCTCCTCCGGCAGTACAAAGTCCTCTAACATTGCTCCAAGACCAAGACTGTCCGCAATGTTCGAATCAGTGTCAAGGGTATAGGAATAATCATCAAAAGCTTCTGATTTTTTCATGCCGTCCTTCTGCGCAATTGCCTGTTTTGCGTATGCCTCTGCAAGAAGTATAACTGCTTTTGTTACATCCGGCGGCAGTCTGCTGCTGTATTCAGGCGTCTTGAACTGATTATGTGTATAATAGATCACATACTTTTCTGCTCTTGCAATATCAAAGGCAAGCTGTGTATCAGACCTTTGCAGGACTTTGGCAGAGGAGGTGTAATCTTTTACCTGTTCTGGTTTTACCCACGGCCGTTCCATATTTACCCCCTTAGTCCTCCAACCCCATCTGTACTGTACTTGCCAATCCAAGCACGCCGCATATTTTGGCTGCCCTTTCGTCATTGTTGCTACAGTCTGAAATATCAATCTGTTTTTCTGCTGCCAATGCTTCAAGCTCTGCCTTTTTCATTTTCGCGATGCCATCCGCGGACAGTTCTCTTTCTGAAAACTGTTTATCATTATCAGGAACAACGCCTGTTTTTTCAGTATTATCCATGTCCGGCGTCATATCAATCCCATTCGTCATACCACTGTCCATGTCTGACGTCGCATCACCCAGTTTATCCTCATTTTCACCAAAACTGTCCAAGTAGTCTAAAAGAGTGTTCTCTGCTTTATCCTCCATATCATCATTGTCAGGCACACACGGCAACTCTTCAAATCTTCCAGTGAACAATAATCTCTCTGCGAGGTCATCCTCAACGCCAAAAGGGACCCCCAGCGCGCATGAGAAACCTCTCACTGCATAGGAAAGTCCCTGTATCAATTTCAATCTTCTCATGATCCGCCTCCTAGTCCAATGATGGCAGGTTCGTGATAATCGCTGTTGCATCCAGCTCCTCAATAATAGGATCTAAATCCAGATGACAGACATAAAACCTCTTGTCCTGCATGATTGCCTCTTTGCCTTCCGTTGTTTTTCGGATTTTCATATCATAGGTATTAACCACGATAAGATTCTTCGGGTCTGTGAGCAGAATCTTGTTATCACTCATAGACGGACAGGGTATAGAGGGGATATGAACTGGCTGGGTATATACTGATTCCGGTACCGCGCCTCCCTTCTCAATTACCTGATTCATCAGGTACAGCTCCCACTGCTGCGCTCTTTTCGGCGACATAAGCCAGCGAAGCTTTCCATTGTTATACTTATTTGGAATCTGTCCAAGCGTTTTGTAGAAAATATCCAGATTCATCACACTGTCGCCAGATGCATCATATACATGTCCGCCATTGCTGATCTGCTTGATCCATCCGTCATTCTGGCACAGGAACTCATAATCCTTATCGCTGGACGGCGTGTCCTCATCCCCGTTTAAACACAGATCTTCCAAATCAATTCCAAGCTGGGTCGTCATAAGTTCCGTGATAACCGCTTCAAGCTGCTGCCCCTCAATATTTTCCCGAAGGGTTTCTTCTGTGATCTCCCACGGAAGGCGTGTCGCTTTACAGATATATTCAATCACTCTCGTGATCACGTCTGCCCTATACCCATCATCTGTATTTTCTGTTTTCTTGCGAAGCAGACGGGCAGCGATTCCAATCTTGTCAATCTCACCGCTTTTGGCAGTTCTCATGACGTGTCTTACCAACGGTAAAAGGTTTGCAGCATCAAAAGTCTGCTTGATAAATTTTTTTGCCTGTTCAGGATTTAATAACCCGTGGCTCAGGCTGCTGGTCTGAATTGCGCCAGCTTTGTTGATAATTTGTGCGTTACTCAGCATGATAGCTTCCTCCTTCTTTTCTTTCTCTTAAAACATTCCTGTCATGTAGTGGGACTCTTCACTTTTCGCTACTCCCGCCCCGCCTGTATCATTTAAGTTGCCCGGCATCGCCCTGCTTTGCAGAACTGGTTCCAGCGCCTTCATAACAGGTGCAACAGCTTTTGACACTTCTTCGCCTACCATCTTCGCCACAGCCTCGGCGGTTACTCCGTCATCAGCTGATGCCGCAATTGCGCTTTCTCCTGCCCCCTTTGCTACCGGGATTACTTCCTGTAGCTGCTTCATTACAGGTTCCATGGCTTTCTGAACCTCCTCGCCTACAAGTTTCTGTACATCTTCCTTCGTCATGTCGTCAACATCCTCCTTCTGAACATTATTTGCTGCCTCAGTCTCTCCCTCATCAAATTCTGACAGGAAGGACCCAAGTGTATCATAAATGCCTTTCAGGGCACTCAGATTCTTTGTGCTGATGCTTTTTCCCGCCTTGGCAACGGGTTCTGGTGCTTCTTTGGCGGCTTTTTCCAGTGATTTAACAACACTCATATCTGAGGTGAGTATCTGGGTAACAATATCATTGAAATCTTCCAGCGCCTCTCTGATTATATTTTCATCAGCATTGTAACCCCATTCCCATGAGCCAGTATCAGGATTGTAAAATGTTCCTTCCAGCGTATTTCTAAGCGCGTACCATGCAGAATAAAAGTTGTCCTCCTTCACACGGCGCTTGAAATTGGTCTTTACAGCCCCTTTCTCCACTACATCAAAGCCCATTGCCTTTGCCAGCCTGCGGAACAGCCCTTTGGGTTCTTCCTGTTTCTCAACAGGCAGTTCTACATCCTCCTCGGAATACACGCCCATTCCGCCCATAGAAAACCCCGTGATATCCCCTTTCTGTATGGACTCCCATACATCATTATCGCTAATCTCCATTGTCATAAGCCATGTACCCTTTTTGATGTTCTCTCCTTCAATCTCCATGTCACACTTCGCAACATAGGATTCCACCACTGCGGCACCATCACATTTCTGAAAACAATGCTGCAGATCTACCTGATTTCCATTTTTGGCAAACCAGTAGGCAGCCTTTGTGATTTCCTCCTCTGTCATGTAATTGCCTTGGGTATCCTCGACCATCGGTTCATATACGATACCAGTAACGAAATGGCTGTCAGAATCAGCTTTTAATATCCGTCCAAACGTGGAGAAGCTTGCAGCGCCGTTTTCTGATTTTGTAATCAGAAACTGCTTTTTATTTGCCGCCTTGTTTACCAACGATACAAAACTGATTTTCGCGTCCGTTATCGCATATGCTTTCGCAATTCTTGGCATATATAGGTACCTCCCTTCAAATTTTGTTTTCTTATTGATGAACAGTTTCTAAATCATATAAACCACCTCCCCGGCAAAGGGCAATAAAAAAACACCCCGAAGGGTGCATTCACACGTTGCTATGCATTTTCTTGTTGATATAGGTTAAAAAAACCATTATCCAATAAGTATAACAGCTCCTCTGTAGTCAGAACTGAAAATGGGCTTATTTTGCTGTCATCCTCAAAACCAGAAGTTTCAACTTTATACTCTGGAAGCGTAAAGCCAAGCTTATCACAAATTCTGAGGTATTCCTTATCATTAGGATCTGGTATTACAGTTGTCATGTATCATAACACCTCCATGTCTACCCCGCCGTCTTTGAGCGTACTTAACGCTCTTTCCATCAGAGTTGAACGTTCCTGTTCATTGCAATTATACTTTACTCGTTCCAATAAGTCAAGACCGCCATTCGTTACTGCTTTATTGACCTCACCAGACACCCCATACTTATATATACTCCCATCATGACAAGCAACAATTCCATACTTATACTTTCTCTCCTGAGCAACTATAATATCACTAAGGCTTGGAACTGAGCTTCCCGGATGATTATGTATCGCTATAATTGTATATTCTTCGGCATCTTTGACCATTTTCTTCATAGCCTTAGATGCATTTACCTGTCTGGCAACATTATAATCATCCCTGACCATCACAGCACCCGTCTTTGAATTAATATATACCAGATCCTCATACTCCGTACCACTCCTGTGCCTGAGCATTTTCTTGGCATTCGCCCGGATGCTTCTTGTAATTCGCTTATTCTCCCCAAGGGCGTTAAACTTATTCTGGTACTCTGCGGAAGCGATCTGTTTCCGGTCGATCTTAGAAGCAGCATAGTCATATTTCGGTTTGCTGCCTTCCTTTTCCTTAGACTTTATACCTGACTTTGCCTTGTTTTTAGCATCGAGTTCTTTCTCCCACGCACAATCATCATTCTCGATAATTTCCTGCTGCATCTTTTTGCGTTCCTCATAAGACATTCCAAGGATTTCATCATTTGTGATTCCCCTGTGGATGCAATGGCAGTTCACGCTTTCACAGGCTGGAAGGATGATGTCAAGCGGATGCATCGGATAATATGTATCACCATCAACACTATGGAGCGTAAATGGCTGGTTTTTCAGAACGATCTGACCGCTCATATCTATATGGTTTTGTCGCGGTTCATTTTTATGGGCTCCTGTATGCACCCATTCCTTGCGGTCCGTAGCCGGACTCTGCTGGATAGATTCCTCATGAGCTACCGCATGCGCCCGCAGCACCTCTGTCAGTGCTACCCGCCGCGCTTGATAGTATTCCGTCCGCCAGCCGCCATCCATAATTTTTCTTGTAAGTTTTTCAATGCTTTCTCCATTGTCAATAGCATTTTGTATAAGGTCTGTAAGCTGTTTATGGGTATTGATTTTCATTAATCGCCCCAGTTCGTTGCTCCATGATGCCATCCAGTCCGAAGTTCTCCTCCTGAGTGTGTCAATAACCATATCTGCCTCTGTTTCTTTGATGTACGCCGCTGCCAGATTAGGAACCTCTACATCCAGCATGTCCGCAACTGCTTCCTCAACCTGTTCAGCAATATCGTCCATGTCCAGCATCGCAGATATTTTTTCCCCTACCTCGTTCCATCCACCAGCAGCTGTCAGAACCGCAATCAGTCCCGCTGTCTGTGATTGAAGGATATCTGCAATCTTCTCCTGTAAAATATTAATCTCACTGACCGTTTCCTCCGGCTCAG